ACATCGGCCTTGATCTCGATCGCCGGCACGCCCGAGCCCGAGCCGAACGGCAGCGACTGGATCAGCGTCGGGCTCGACCCGGCGCTGTTTAGGCAGCCGTACATATTCAGCGTGCCGTTGTTGCCGCAGGTGCCTACGAAAATACCCATATGGTATTCGTAGTCTCCCGCAAACACCACGCCGGCCGCCGTGCCACCCACGGTCAATTGGTTGATGAACGTCCCCGAGCTGAGGACTGTCCAGCGAGAATTCTCGCCTAGGTTATGAACACCCATGTCAGTCCTCCTTTCTTATGTGCTAATCTTCATGATGGCGATGCCCCATGGAAGAATGACTTGGCCGCCGACCCGGCGCCGCATGACCAGGCGGATGCTGTTCGCCACGGCGGTGACGCTATCGTCGTACCGCTGCACGTCCATGCCGCCGGCCTTGTCGACGATCAGGTAGCTGCCCTTGCTGACGAACAGGATCGGGTACACGTTGGCGGTAAAGGTTGTGCCGTTCGTCGCGGTCGGGCTGGCGAGCACCTCGGTCTCGGCGATATCGTAGCCCTCCAGCTTGGGCGGCTGCCCGTTCATCAGCTGCTGGTTGCGATCGGCCCACAGGTAGTCGCCCACGCCGTCTTTGAGGGTCTTGGTCACGCGCACCGTGCCGCGCGACATGAACCACTTGCAGCCCGCCGTGCGGTACTGGGTGGCCAGCGCGTAGGGCATGTTGCGAATGCTGTCACCCTGGATGGCGGTCGCGAGGCCCGAGTTCTGGGTCGTGATGCTGCCGTAGCTGAAGCTGTACGGCCCGCCGGTGGTCGCGTCCTTCAGGATGCCTTGCGGGCCGGCGATGCCGTTACCGACGATGAACTGCTCATCCTCGAAAATGCTGTAGGCGGTCGAGAACTGGTTGTTCAGGTAGGGCAGAATCGCCGTGCCGCCGCGCGAGTCGTCGATCAGGTTCTTCGACACCGCGACCGTCGCCATGATGGTGTACACCGGCACGGTGGTCTGGCTGAACAGCGCGTTGGTCTGCGCCTGGGTGCTGGTCGGCGACTCGTCGACCTTGAACACCCGCACGCTGCCGGTGTAGCGGTCATCGCCGCCATCGCTGACGGGCATCGTCACGCGGTCGCTGGCGGTCGTGATCGTCTCGGCCACGCTGCGCATCTGGGTCAAGCCCTGAAGGCGCGTGACGATCTGATCGCGAAAGTCTTCTGGAACAAGATACCCCGATGCTGTTACCTCTCCCGATCTTCTATGGGAGCGGGCGTATCATTTCTGTACGCCTCTCACGGTTCAATTCGTTCCCGTGAGTCCAGACTGTGTATTCAGCCCTCGCAAGGGCTGCCTTTGTCAGTCGTTCGCGCGGCGTCTACCGCGTCGATCCTTCCCATCTCAGGGTTAGTCGATATTCAGGTGTTCTCATAGCTGATTACTCAGCTAGGCGGCAAGTAGTTCACCGCTGGTATCCTGGCTTTCCACCTGGGTCGCCTTCTGCGCGGCCTTGATATCCTCGACGCTCATGCCGCCGGCCAGCTCGGCCATCACCTGCTCGGGCGTGTACACGACCAGGCTCTTCAGCGCCGGGTTGGACTGGCCGGTGCGCAGGAAGCGCAGGAAGTCGGCCGACTTGGCGTAGCGGGCGCCGCGGTAGTTGCCATCGTACATGTCGGCCAGCACGGTCTCGATGTCGTTGTCGATCGTCTTGCCGCCGACCGCCTGGCTATACCACGCCTTGACCGCTGCGCTCTTGGCGTTCTTCTCGATGATCTCTTTGTCGTCCGACCCACTGCCGAACGGTAGCCGCGCGCTGGCGTCCACCTTCGGGGTGATGTCGTCCAAGGCCTTGATCGCCTTGGCCTGGTTGGTTGCGGTCTCCGCTGCCGCGAAATCGCCGGCTGCAATAGCCTCGCGCGCGATTCGCACGTAGTCAGAGACGGTTTGACCCGTTGTCATGCTGCCTCCAGCTCTAGTAGCTCAAGTTCCAGGAGAAGCAGCCGCCGCGCTCGTTCGTCATCACTCGCCTTTGCGCCGTCGCGCGCGAGATCCGGATTGATCGCCTCTGGGCTGGTATCTATCGTGTCATAGCCGAGTTCGGCTAGATACGCCTTCATTTCGATGGGCATCATGCGCGGTTCCATGGGCGTGACCGTTAGCGAGCTGGTGACCAGCGGCCAGCGCTTGATATTGCTGACGCCGTTCGGCTGTCGGTCGCGAATCACCCACTGCGGCGCGCTATCGCTCGACAATCTAAGGTAGCCGCGCTGGGCCAGCTCCTTCATCGCCTTGTAGTAGGCGTGCGCGCGGTCGATCTGCCCCTCCATCCACACGCCGACATCATCAACGCCGGCGGCCTTCCAGTGCCCCACCACCGGCGCGTCGCGCGTCGCGGCGTCCATGCCGTGGTGGTACGTGATCGGGCGCGGCCAGCCCCAATGATCCAGCCAGAAGTCGGTCGCCTTGGTGAAGTAATCGCGCTGGAGGTCGGCGTGGTCGGCGTCACCGAACAGCACCGCGTAGCCGCGGATCGTGTCGTCGCCGATGGCCTTGACCTCGCCGCCCTCCATATGGAACCACACATCGTCGAGCGCCTTGCCCGCGCTGGGCGGGCCAGCCGGGTCGATCAACTTCTTCCAGGCGCTGACGATCTTGGCCTTGATCTGCGTCACCTCGGCCGGGTCGTACTTGGCGGCGTTGGCCTCTTTTGCCAAGTAATTCCACGCGGATCGCACGTGGTCAGCGGTGTCAATGGGATATTTCTTGTTCTTCTCATCGGCGAAGGTGACCTTGCCATACTTCGCGATGCCTTCTTTGGGGCTCACATCGTCGCGCGCGGCGATGGCCTTCATCGGCTCATGCCCGATCGTGTCAGCCGCATCGCCCGCCGCGCCGCGCAGATCTTTCAGCTCACCCTGGATGAACTCCAGCAGCGTGTCGGCGGCGTCACACAGCGCGCTCACCTGCGTATCGTCCTCGTCCTCTTCGCTTAGCTCGCTCTGGATGAGCATCGCCAGCGTGGACAGCGCGCTACAGGCCGTGCCGATGTCGTTACACTCGTGCATGGCGTAGTACTGCGGGTCGTCCATGATGCCCTTGATCGCCTTGCCCGCCGGGTCATTGTCGAGCAGCTCGGCGCTATCGTCCTCATCCGGCTCATCGCCGTCATCGCCGCACGACGCGCCGCACGCCACCGCGCTATCGTGGATGGCCTGCAAGTGCTCCATGTCGCTGCGACTGTGGCGCGCGCCGGCTTTGATGGCGTATAGGAGATCGACTGTGTGATCGCTTATATCGGTCAGGGGCTCATTCATATCTAAGGCCTTTCGTGTTGGTTTTGAGGTCGCCTTCTTCTTGTCGCTGGCGCGACTAATCGCATCCAGCGCCCCGCGCGTATCGCCCCGGCTCATCGCCGTGACCGCCGCGCGCCCCTCGCTCGACAGGCGGTGCGTGCCGTCGACGCCGGTCTCGACCAGGCCCATGTCGCCCAGCTGCTTGGCGGTGGCGTCGGCCAGCGGCTTACCATCGGCGAACGAGGTCAGCGCCGCGCTGCCGCTGGGTGACAACCCCGCATCCTGATCGGCCATCTCCTTGGCGACTTTGGCGCGGTTCTCGCCCTGCTTCTTGGCTGGGTCGGCGGCCTTCTCTTTGGGTGCGGCCTGCTTCTTCTTCGCGGCGCGGGCGGCCTGCTTCAGCTTGACCTGCTTCGCGGTTTCTTCCTCGGCTTGCTTAGCAACGCGCTCGGCCTGCTTCGACTGCTTGGCGGTCTCTTTGGCTGCGGTGTCGTTCGCGTGCGCCTGCGCGTCGGCCAGCGCGCCCTGGGCGGCTGCGGCGTCACCACGCTTCGCGGCGGTGTTCCACTTCTTGCCTGCCGCGCTCAGCGTGACCGTGCCGTCGGCGTGGCGCTCGGCCAGCCCCTTCTTGATCAGCGCGTCGTGCTTATCGTTCTCCATGCCCGCGCCCTGCATACCAGCGTCGAGCCGAATGATCGTGCCCTCCAGATCGCCCAGGCCGGTCTGCTTGGCGACCTGCGCGCGGTTCTGGTTGGCCTTTTCTTGCGGCGTGCCCTTCGGCTTGGTGGCTTTCGCTTTGCCTTTGGCCTTCGCCTTGCCCTTTGGTCCCTTCTTCGCCAGCTTCTGCGACAGGATCTCTTTGACGCGCGCCTGAATAGCGGCCGGGTCAGGCTTGCCGAGCGGCGACTCCTTCTTCCAGCGCACCAGGCTGGCGTGCCGGGCCGCCTCAGCGCGGGTCATGGGTTGTCGCGAGCCGGTTGGAAGGGCCATAGTGCAAACCAACAAAAAAGGCAGACATCTTTCGATGCCTGCCGAGCTACCCCGATAGGAGAATTAGGTTATAGGATGGTTAGCCGATCGCCTCTTTGATCTTCTTCGCCGCCTTGGCGTCCACCTCGATCTCGCCGCGCTCCAGCGCCACCGCTAGGTCGTGCGCGGTGCGGACGTGCGATGGCAGATCGAGCTTCAGCCCGAGCGCCAGCAACGTCTCTAGGATGGGTGTTGACGGTGGGATCATGTGCGCCTCGCCATCATCACCGCATAGCGGCGGATCTTACGTCGTGCGATCGTGCTGCGCTGGATAGGAAAGACCCCAAGCGCGCAGAGGTCGCGATACGTGCGATCGATCCATTCGCGCATTGGTGCGAATAGGTCAACCAGCGCATCCATGACTTCCTGGCACGCCTCGGCCATCTGCTGCATAGCCGCGGTGAATTGTTCGATCTGCTCGTCGGTCATCGTGCCCGCCTCTGCTCGTCAATCTCGCGCTGGCCCAGCTCGGCCTTGGTCTGGAAGCTATGCGGCAGGCCAAACATATCTTCTAGTGCGCGAAGTTCCATACGCTTAATCTCGCGCAACTTCAGCGCCTGCTCGCGCGTGGCGTCACGCACGGTTTCTAGCATCAGTATAGCAGTACTGTCAAGAATGGTGCCGAAGCCGTTCACAGTAACCCCGCTTTCTCTAGTGCCTCTAGTACCGCCGCCGTGCCGATCAGTTCGGCCGTGTCGCTCTCGATCTTGGTCGCAATGTCCTCGTCAGTGGGCCAGTAGTCGGCAAAGTACCGCGCCTGCTTACCCTTGGTGCGCACGAGGTCGCTGTACTCGACCGGCACCACCACGTCGATGCCGTTCGTCGTCGGGTGCTGCTCGCTAATGCCGATCGCGCCGGTGCGCACGTACGGCACCTGGAGGTCGCCGCGCCGGATCGCCGCCATCACGAAGGCGCGCTGCTTGGCGCTCACGAAGATCATTTTCTTGTGCGTCGTGCGGAACGGCTCCTTGGCCAGTTCGGGCTCAACCGCCTCTTTCGCCACCGCCTGCGCGATGTCGCGCACCAGGTCGGCGTTGGACAGGCCGTTAATCTTGCTGATCAGGTCGCTCAGGTCAAGCTTGGTGGTGAACATGACTACTCCCAGAACCCTTGCGATATGAATTTCCCGTCGGCGTCAAAGATCACACGCGAGTAAAACCCATAATACCCATCGAGCTTCTCAGATCGCGTATACTCTGCTTCGCTCGGATCGGGCGCGCTGAGCACGATCTCAGACCCTTGCGTGCATGGCGTAACGACGCACGTAATGCTAAACGACGCATAAAGCGCGACAAAGCGCTGAAGATCAGTTTGCACTGTACGGCCCTCCATCAGCCCGCTCTAGGCACGTCGGGCACGATTCCTTCGCGCTCAACACCCACGTATAGCTATCGTCGCCATTGTCCTGCCACGAACATCGGCAGTTGGTCAAGCACTCGGTTCCCTCGCCTGGGTAAAATGGTAGGCCAGGGCTTCTGGCTTTCTCGAATGTCGCCCGGATCGACCCCGTATACATCGCCGCCCGCGCCCGCGCCGCCGCCTCGCTCATGTCGTCGGGGTTGAAACCCTTCAAGTACTCCAGCTGCGCCGCGACCGCTGTGCGAATGTCGGCGCGCTCGGCCTTGCTCAGCCCCTTGAACAGCCCGCTATCCACACCCACGCCCGCGCGCTCGGCCACGGCCGCCAAATACGCCGCCGTGTGGCCTTTGATCAGCGCCGACTCCATCGCGGCTTGGAAGCCCGCGTCAAGCGGCGCGGCGTCGATCGCGTCGGCGAGGATCTGCTGGAGGTTGTCAAGGGTGGGCATTACTTAGCTTTCCGATATCCCATTGGCTTGCTGCCGGGCTTCGGTGTAGCGCGCTTCACATAGAACTCGCGCCAGCCATGGCGCTGCTCAGGATCGGGTATCCATAGCACGGCGACAGGGTGATCATTTTCAACCGAGCCGCTTGCAAGCTCCGCACTACCCTGCTGAATATCAACGGTTGCTTCAGGCTCCCAGAGGGGTTCGCCAATTAACTTACTCATCTTTCTTCATCGCCTCCTTGGCCCACACCACCGCGCCCGGCAGCTCGGCCTCAATGCGCCCGTCGAGCCCCTTGAACGCCGCCTTGACCGCTGCGGGCGTCTGGGCGCCGCTCAGCGCCACGCTGATGCGCGCGTGCTCGTCCGGGTCGATGTAGGGCGAGGTGAACGACCGATACACGCGGCCTTTGCTCTTCAGGTCGTGCAGCGCCTTGACCTCCCAGCGCTTCAAGTCGTGCGCGGCCTTGATCGGCGCTTCGTCTACCATAGCGGCGTCCTCTTCTCGCGCGACGCCGCGCGAGGGCTGTGTGCCGTCGTCGGGCGGGGGCGGCTCCGGCGGCGCGTTCGGGTCGGGCGCTAAACCCTGCTCGACCAGCGCGGCCTGCTGCTGCGCGGCCTCTTCGTCCTTCTTGGCCTGCGCGTCCTCCAGCAGCTTGGCCGCCGGCGTGCCGGGCAGCGGCGCGCCCTTGGCGATCTCGGCCACCAGCATCATGCCGCGCGGGTCATCGTCCTCCAGTGCCTCCTGCCCGGTCAACTGGCGCAGTTCATTGAGCGTGTAGAACGGCTGGTACGCGGTCAGCTCGCGGATCTTGATGTCCTTATCCTCGGGCCGGATATCCTTGAACTCGACGCGGTACTGATCGCCGAACCAGCGCTGCACGACGCCGCGCCGCTTGGCGTTCATATCTTCAGCGAGGCGCACCAGCAGCGGCCATACCGCGCCACTGACCAGTGTGCGCATGGCCTGCTCGGCGTTGGCGCGGTTTGACAGCTCGCTCCAGATAGCGTCGGGAATGCCCAATGAGCGCCCGACCACCTTGCTGGCAAACTCGCGCCCGGCTGAGAACTCCATGTCTTTCTGAGAGCGCCCAAACTCCTGCCACTTCAGGTCATTCGACCGCGCCACCGCGATGCCGCGCTGCGTGCCGCCGTAGAAGTCGCGCAGCTCCATGCGCACCCGCTCGATGTCCTGGTCGAGCGCGTCAGGTGAGAGGCTGATCATACCGTCAGGGAGGCCGTTGTTCTCATCGAAGAAGTTCAGGTTCCATTTGGACGCCGCCAGGTCGGCCTTGATCTCGGTGTCGGTTGCTGCCAGAAAACTCAGGCCATCGCGCACATCGAACAGGTTCACGCTGTGCGAATAGGTGATCAGCTCTGAGGGAATGATCAGCGTGTCCGACTCCTGCGTGGCCTTGAAGGCATAGCCGCTGATGAAGTCTTGCCGGTCGGGGATGGGCTTAATCATCCACGGCGGCACCGGCCATACCTCCATAATCTGCGTGCCGGTCGCATCAGGCACCCAGTACAAATATGACTTGCTGGCCAAGACATACGACCACGCCCAGAACGCCATCACGAAGCTGCGGCCCATGTGCTCGTTTGGGCTTTCCCAAATCACTTCCAGCGGGTGGTTGTCCACGTCCTCCAGCGTGTCACCCTTGCGCTCCTTGACGATCAGATCCGAGGTGCTGAACAGGTTCGCTATCAGTTGAATATCAGCAAACACCCAGGGGCTGGTCACGGCGGTCTTGGCGCGGATCAGGTCGCGCTGGCCCTCGGTCTGGGCTTGCTGCTCGAATGCCGGCCATCCCTGCCAGTTGATCCAGCCTGTCGAGGGCTGATTGTTGTAGTTCTTGGGTGGGTACAGTGCGCCCGGGTCGACGCGCGCCTTGATGCTGCGCTCGATCGCGGCGAACGTCGTTGCGGTGCGCAGGAGCCATGAGTCTCGCTTCATGCCTTAAAAACTCCCCTTAATACCCGACCACACCCCTGCGGCAAATGTCCCGATCAGCTTGCCAAGAAACCAGCCGATCGCCGCAAGCCCCACGAGGATCCCATGCCAGATCGCCATGATCAGCAGCAGCACAAGCTCCATCATCGCGCGAACGCCCCCACGGCGCTGCTGGTGCGGTTCAGCATCAGCTCCGTTAATGCCCAGACATACGCATCCAGCCGGTTCGGGCTATCCATCCCCACCACCCAGCTACACAGCTCATCTTCCAGCTTGGGAAACGCGCCGACGTGGTGAATCTTGCCCTGCTGCGAGAGCATACTGATCGGCTCGGCCCGCGTGTGCTTGCCCCGGCTGGCGTGGATACGCTTAACCGGCGGCGCGTGCGGCACGGTGCGGATCGTGGTCTCAACCATCTCGCCCCCGTTATTATCCTCGGCGATCAGCTTATCGGCCTTGAACTTGTGATAGGCCGTCACGCTGTTAGCGGCCCACTTCTCTGGGCTGGCCTGCACGCTGTCATCGCTCAGCACAAAGGCGTGGCGCTCAGGCGTACCCTTGCAGTTGCACATCGCCGACCCTGCCGTCACGATGCCCGCCTCATCGCCGCCGCTGGTGGCTGATGGGTCGACCGCAACTACGATGCGGTCAAGGTCGGGGGCCTTATACACGCGCTTGGCGTCGATCTGCGAACGCTTCCACAACGCGCCCTCGGCGTCCTCTAGATCCTCAGCCCCCAGTTCCTGCCGCCCCTGTTCGGTGCCTTCGTAAGGCTTGATGATGTTCTCGATGTAGGCGGGCGCCAGGTTCGCCAGGTTGTCGTACGTCGTGCCGCGCGTGACGTGCGTGCTGGGCCGTGCCTTGATCTCCTTCAGCAGCGGCAGCGGTCTGGGCGTGGTCGTGATGACCGTGCGAACATCGCCCTTGCGCAGCGTGAACATCAGTTGATCCCAGGTCTGCTTCAGGTAGCGCCACTTGGCGATCTCATCGCACCAGGCGAAATAGTTGTTTGGCCCGCGCAGGCTGTCAGGATCTTCGGCGCTGTATATCTTGCCCTTGGCGCCGCTGGGAAACGTCATCTCGCCGATCGAGCGGTTGAACACCAGCTCGGGGTGTAGCGTCTTGATGCCGGTCTCGCCCTCAATGCACACGTCGCGCCCTTCGCTGAAACTCTCGGCCACAATGGCGATGCGCGGGCTATTCTTGCTCGCTTCCCATGTTGCCTCAGCGCCGGTGCGCGTCTTGCCCCATCCGCGCCCGGCCTGGATGTACCAAATCAGCCAGTCGCCCAGCGGCGGTAGCTGCTCATCGCGCGCACAGACCCACCAATCACTTAGCAGCGCCTGCGCCGCTTTCGGCGGCAGCGCCTGGATCGCCTGCTCGCGCTGGGTTGGAGTCGCGGCCCGTAAGAGCGCGCGAAAGGATTGTTGTGAGTTGGTTGCGAGCATCGTCTATCTCAATCGGGCCGCCGTCCTTGCCCGTATGTTCGACCTGCTGACGTTCGCGGTACTTCTCAGGCCGCGCGCCTTTGAGTAGGAAGATCATCAGCGTATCACTGTACTTGCGCACCGTGCCGACTTGGCCACTGCCGAGCCCTTGTCCCATCGACCCAAACACCGGCTCATCCCATCCGTCGTGTGCCCGGCGTCGCGCTTCCTGCTCCAGCAGGTCGGCGGCGTCATCTTGCGCTTCTACCCACTCAGCCGCAAATGACGGATCGGCGGCGCGGTGTTCATACACGACTGACCGCGCCACATCAGCAACCTCGCACGCGAGCCGAATGTTGCCCGACTCACGTAGCGCCATCAGGAACGCTTTGGTCCACCGCGGGCGTTTTTTAGGTGTCCGGTTTTGTCCGTCGCTCACAACTACCCCAATTTGATCGGACCGTTCAATCCAATGAGCACGACCAGGCTCAGCGCCAGCCACCACGCAACGAACTGCCGCGTATTCCATCCGACGATCAGGTGCGCGATCAGGCTGGCAACCGCACCACCGACCAGCGCCTCAACGAGAATCAATCCAATAACCATCTAGAACCTCCATGCAAGCCAGGCCATCGTGCCGAGCCACCACAGCGCAACCCAGAGCGCGGCGGCGGCCAAGATAGCGATCATGTGGGCGAAACGAATTTGCATCAGTCATCCTCCGATCGAGCTGCGCGGGCCATGGCCCCGACCACGACGCCCAGCGTAAATGCCACCAGCAGCGCGGCGGCGAAGAGTAGCATGACTACTTCACAAACAGCGCGTACAGGAGCAACAACGTGATCGATGTCATCCAGACGATATTGATCGCTTGGTGCAGCGGCCGTCGCTCACGTTCGCCCAGCACAATTGATTCGATCGCCGTGATGCGTTGCAGCGCCGCCGCAAGCGTGTTCATCAAAAAGTCGTAATCCAGCGCCGCATTCGATCGCCGTTCGGTATGGGTAGCGCTGGGCACCACGCGCGGGTACTTGTTGCGCAGGTCGGCGATCTCGATCAGCACCGCCGGCTCAGTCTGCGGCCCGCTCATCGCGGCCTGCTTCTCCAGCTCGGCCAAGCGGCGCAGCTCGATGCGCTTGATCTCGGCTTCACTGGCCATCGCCGTCGCGTTCCTGCGCGTGGCGCCACGCCTGTAGCTCGGCCAGTTCGCGCTTCATCTCATCAATTTCGGTACGCTTGTGGTCGAGCCGCGCCAGCGCATCGGCGATCTGCTCCGCATGGCGCGCTTGGCCATCCTCAAGTTTTCCCAGGCGGCGTCCGGCCTCCGCCGCCAGCTGCTGCACGTCTAAACGCAGCGGATCAATATGCTTGATCAACAGGTTTTCGAGCGAGACAACGAACGACTTTCCCCACTCGCCCTGCACCGTGTTGCGTACCGCATCGATAACAAAGCCAGCCGCCGCCGCCTGCTCGGGTTGGCCGGCGGCAATATAGAGCTGTTGCGCCGTCACGAGGTCGAGGCTTTTGTCTGCTTTCTTGGTCATCGCTGACCGCCGATCTGCTGTATAATCATGGTAGCCGCTCACTAGTCTTGATAGTGTGTGGTCAGCGGCGCCGGCTTTGTTTCCAGCTCGGCCGGCGCCGCGTCAACCCATTGATATCTCGCCCTCCCCACACGCGCCACTCGCCCCGCCAACACCAGCCGCGACACCGTGTTGCGCGTTGTCCCCCTCGGCGTATCCCACTGGATCTCCATGTACCGGCTGATGCGCTCCAGCCGCGCCACCTTGACGTGCCTAAGAAAGTGCAGGATCACAGTAGCGGCGGTCGATCTAGGCATTCCCACTCATGAATCGCGTCATATAAATCGCGCGCATAACTCCACATCCGCCGCAGTTCCTGCTGGTCTAATGTTCGTTGCATTCGCCGCCGCACGGTTCGCTCTTTCACGATCAGATCGGCGCGGAGTTCAAAGTAAAATTCCGGGAAAGCTGGATTCTCGCGCGATGTAAAAGCGCTTTGACAGCACCGGGCGACACCTGCATCCATTGTGCGACCTCATGAATAGGGCGATCCTCCACATACACATGCCAGAACGCCATCCGCTGGGGAGGTGTGATCGTCGTGCCGCGCCATGCGGTGGCGACGAGTAATCGATCAATTGTCCGATCTTCTATGCAGGTCGTGCTCATATCGGCATCATAGAGAACATCGTTTTTTCGGCGCATTTGCCACTTTTGCCAATCGCGCACACGCCATTGCGCCGTCTGATAGAACCATGCGCGCGGTGCGTCGTCCAAGAAAGACGAACAGCGAATCGCTTCCAGGAAAAGGGCGGCGTGAATATCCTCGGCATCCGGATGCCCGTTCGTCAATCTACGAATATAGCGGAGCAAATCCACGCTATACGCCTCGTACCATGATGTCACGCGATCTTGCCTTGTCATCATGTCATGTCCCTCATAGCATCGGCGGTCGGTCGCGCCATGTCTCGACCTTCTCAGGCTCATCCTGCGCCAGAATGGCCTCCAGCGACTCGGCATCAATGATGCCCAGCTCGACCATCTGCACCAAGCGCTCGGCGCACTTGCAGGCCTCGTGCATCGGCCGGCCGCACCAGCCGCAGTGCAGCACGTAGGGGCGCATTAGATGGACTCCAGATCGGCTAAGTCCACGAAGCCCTCGCCGCTTGCCAGGTGCGCCCGGCCGTTGCTGTACCACGTATCAATCACTAGCTCCTCGCCGGCGATCAGCTCGCGCACGCGCGGCGGGCCGTTGTCCTCCTGCCGCTGAGTGACGTAGCGTCGCTTCACGCGGTAGCGTTTGGTAGTAGGCGCGTCGGTCGCATTGGCCGCTGCGGCGAGCGCTGCATAGTCCACATGCGGGCCGGGGCAGTTGGCCTTCGTGACCGGGCTGATGTGGCAATGGCCGATCAGCGTCTGCATAAACGCCCAGGCCGGCAGCATCGTGGGAAATTGTTCGTGCAGGTAGCGCAGGATACGCACCACGGCGGCGTTCTCGGCCGCGCCGGGGGTGTCCTGATAGTGCCCCTCACGCTCGATGCTGATCGTGGTCCAGTTCGGGTTGGTCGGCGGCGTCACACCCAGCCATGGCGGCGTCACGATATGGCCTTGCGGGTCGACCCAGCGGCCCTTGACCCAGCTCAGGCCGTTCGCGTAAGCGGTGTCGAGCACGCTGACGCACTGCCAGATCTGCCCGGCGTTCGACACGACAAAATGCGAGGATTTCTCTTTGCCTTCCGGGGTGAACTCGCCGAGGATGGCGGCGGTTGAGCCTTCGCCAATGTGGATGACCGCGGCCTTGCGGCCCGAGCAGCCCACGCTGAAGTTGGTCGCGGGAATGGCGACTTTGGTGGCTTCGGGCATCCAGCCCTTGTTGGTTGCTTGGGTCGATGTCGGCGCCATACTGCTGCGCGGCCTGCGCGGGGTAGACGAAATGAGCGCGCAGGGGCGTGGCTACAGTATAGCAGTTCTGTCAACCGAACGTCAAGTCTGTGGGAAGAACTGTAATCTAGCGCCGCGTAACCTTGCCGTCAGGGTCGACCGAGAGATACACGGTCTTATCTTTGGCGGCCACGTACATTAGCAGGTAGATCACGAACGGCAGCACCATGAGGATGAGCAGAAGCACCGCCAGGATGAGGCTAAACTTCTTCGGCTTCACCAGCTGGGCGCTGGTGTCGGTCTGGCTGAGCACGCGGTAGCCTTTGCGGACGTAGGATTGGATCTCGCGGTCGAGGATAGCGCGGCGCTGTTCGATGTCCATATGCCCTCTCAATATGAAGAAATTGTTATCCGTTTGTCAGGAGATT